AGTTTTTTGAATCATTTTATATCTAAACATATCTGCAAAAGGTCCATATGAATTATCAGTTTTAAATATTTTATCTTCTTCTATGATCTCTCTAGCATCTATTTTATTAATACCATTTGGAACAACTAGGCTCATATCATAAACAAATAAATTAAATTTATGGCCATGATAAATAAAAGAGGATAAGCATAAGTTTTCTATTTTACTTAATGGTCTACCAACCCATAAAGATCCGAACTCAGCCATTATATCTCTCAAGATCCTTTATATACCACAATGACATAGTTTTATCTCTATCATAGGATTGTATATTGCCTTCAATAATTATATTTTTAGGAAATGGAAAATTAAATGGTGCCTTCTCTAAATTTAATCGTCTCCATGCACCAACTTTAATGTCTATATTAGCATCTGGCGACCTCCACATAAAATTTGTAGTTAGTAAATACTTTGATTTACTATCTATTATATTATTTATAGCTTTAAATATATCTTTGTTTGGTAAATGCACAAAACAATCTCTTACCATTACAAGATCTACTTCTGGCAAAGAATCGTTAACTATGTCTATTGATTTAAATAGTATATTTTTTGTGCCATACTTTTTATTATTAATTTTAACCATCTTATCAACAATGTCACCACCAATATATTTTATACCATCCAAATCTACTCTACGCATCCAGTTAAAATCGCCAGACGGTACATCTAGTATGCTTTTTACATTAAGCTCTTTAAGTAAAATCTGTATCTCTGGTATTAAATACTTTGTTTGTTCATAGTCAGAACCTGGACCAGACACAGACTCTTTTCCGTTCCAAGAATTATTATAAAAATATTCTGTAAAAATATCCTTACTCATATCTTCCTATCTTTTTTAAATAAGGAAAATATTTAGATTGATTATCTATATAAAGTGTAGTAAGAAATGTAGTAGCTATAGGTTCATAACCTATTGATTCCATATATTTTCTAATAGAAGATCCATTAAATATGTGATTACTATCATCTTCTAACATAATAAAAGGAATTCTAACATCGTGAGAGTATGTCTTTATTACATCAAAATCTTTACCCTCAATGTCTATGTTTAAAAAGAAAGGTGTTTTTTGAAAATACTGTATGTGTATATTTATAATATCATTAATAGTCTTTGTAGGAACTTGTGCTACCCATGAAATATCAGTATGCTGACTAGATCTTTTTCTCTCTGCAAACTCAGCAGATAGTGTATTTGATGAATCTATATTTCCAAACATATAAAATTCTTTTGTGCCTTCCTCTGTATCTACAGCACAATTATACAATATATCATTTGGCCTTTCTTCATGAACTATTGCATTAAAATAACTATTTGGATCTACAAGTGTGCCAAACCATCCCTTCTTATAAAGAAAGTATGTATTTGATTCTCTTACTGGATGAAATGATCCTATATCTATATATGTATTTTGTTCAAAAAGATCTTTATTCATTAGCCAAGATAGTCTTTTGATTACCCCGTTTAATATAGAATCTTCTCCATAAGAAGAATAAGATTCAAAATATTCGTAATTCATTTACCCCTCACTTAAAAGTAAGGCGAGCCTATTTCTAGGCCCGCCCTATCTTTCCGAACTATTTACTCGGACTTCTTCTTTGGCTTTGCAGCCTTAAGAGCCTCTTCTACAGCAGATGCTTTTGGCAAACGTCCAAATGCTGGATCGTTTGGATTTACTGCACGTGCTGCTACTGGAATTAGAGCACCAACAAGTGCTGCCCATAGATCCTTTGGATCTGTTACGCCAGCAACGTAAAGAGCTGAAGCTGCACCAACTACTGAACGAGCATATGATGCAAGCATTGCCTTATTTTTCTTACTTAGTTCCATTTTTTCCTCCTAGGATAGAACTTTTATTAGTATAGCATAGCCAGCCCAGAGACCAATTATTCCTGCCACCCCTGCAAAAACTGGTGGCGCTGGAACTGGCAATTTGAATGCTGCGAATACTACGCCACATCCAAAACCTGTTATTGTTGATAACAATATATCTTTCATTCTTCCCCCAATATATATATTTTATAATGATCTTCACAAAAATCTACAAATCTTGTTTCTGTCATGGCAAGTCTGTACGATTCTTTATTACATAAAACAACCTCACAAACAGCGTAATTATATTTTAAACTTTCTTCAAAGTTCTTCAGTTTTGGAATTATCATCATCTTCCTTGTCTGGGTTATCTATTGGTGTTGGTGCGGTAGCAAGTGCACCACAATCATGACACTGAATATCTAAATGATACATTCCAATTGTATAAGTTTCTGGATCAAAAGAAACAAGTGCTCTAAAAAGATTGCTTCCACAATTTGGACATATACACGTTGGAATACCTCTAGCGTCTATCATCAATGTCCTCTGGTAAAAGTTTTTTTAATTTTTCAAAACTATCTGAAAACTTTTTCATGTCATTGTATAATGGCATTCCTTCTATAACTATTCCATATTCATTAAAATAATTAATTGATGGTTCTACTTCAGAAACAAATTCAGATATTCCTTTTTGAACATCTTCAATATATTGATATGCCCAATCACGGGAATCTGATAAAAACTTTATAAAATTTTCTTTATGTATATCATCTGGAGAAATAGGATTTTTAATAGATTCTGGAACAGAGTTTGTTGTCGCAAGATGTACTAATATTATTTCTGTAAGCATAGCTGTAGTTTTTTTAAGATTAATTGCTGCATGTATATATGCAATAAAAAATGATATAGAAAACATAGCTAGAGCGGCAATAGTTATATTCACAACAAACCTCTTTTCATATATAAGTATACTACATTAGTCAAAATCTATACCATAGAAATCTTTAAATTTATGACCACAAAAATTTTCATAATCTGCTAATGATCTTAGGCTTCCAGCCCCATATATACCACGCTCTATTCCGCATAGAACCTTCATTTGTTTATTTTTTGATATCTCTTCTATGTCTTTCCAAGAAGATACCCTCAGCCTACTATCTTTCCATATTTTCTTATACCCTCCACGACCATAAAAATGGTAGGCTATTTTTTTTGATGGGGAATATATATCCCAGCCTCTAGTCCAAGATCGCATCGCAAAACAAATTTCTTCTCCAAAAAAAGATATTTCTTCGTCATAGGGAACTTCTTTAACAATATATCCAGGGGCAAATATAAAACCGCCAAGAACAGTACTAGACTCCTCTGGATTTAAAAAAGACTTATCTGCAAACTCTATTCTCTGTGCAGTCCATTCCATTCTTTTATTCAATAGTGGTTTTTGTTTTGTTGGATATGGAACTCTTTCTTTATCTTTTATTGGAAAAGATACTGAATTGTTTAATTCTACAAAATATGGTGGTGGAAAATAAGATAAAATTATTTTATTATTATTGGATATTTTTTGTGCTTTATTAATTTCATTCAAACAAAGTAGATCCCAATCATTTTCAAAAATGGTATGTGAGTCTATTTGTAAAAAATACTCTTGATTATCATATAATTTCATCGCTATACTTCTTGCATATCCTGCCCCTTTAGCCTCTTTAGGATGCATAGTCACTAAAGATAGATTAGGAACCCAAGAAAGATCTGGAATATCTCTTTCATAGTCTTGAATGACTATTCCAAAATATAATTCATTTATCCCTGAAGACTTATCTATAGCAGATCTAACAGTTCTTTCTAGTTCAGGATCACGATAGCTTGCTATTGATATGAAAATTTTATTTGACATGTGTTGGCCAATAATACTTACAAGGTTCTTTTCTATCTGGACAGCATGGAGCATTATATGGACTATCTACAGCATATTGATACTTTACGTAATATAAAGGATCTTTCTTGAATAAATTAGCACGATGTGTAGTGATAATACGCATTACTTTATTTTCATCCCGCCAAAATTCTGGATATTCATCTCCCCAGTCTTCCCAGCATTGGTTATATAAAGCATTAAGATTATTTACATTATTTTCTGTTTTAATACCACGCAGGTTTGCTATATGCACCATGCTTTGAACATAGTCCCAAAGACCACGCTCATAGCCTTTCCACATCAACACGGCAGGATGATTGCGCCATCCACCAGTTTTAGACATGCCAGAGAGCACGTTAAGGATTTGATAGCCCTCAAGTATTTGTTTGTTTAATCTTTTATTGTCAAGATTATTAGCACATTCTAAGCTATTGGTTGATGTCAAAAATGTTTGCATTAATTCTCCATAGTTTTAAGGCATCTCGTACAAACATTGTACGTCTTACCAGTATAAGGGCAAGAACCTATATCTGTCAAGACATGATCTTTAATTCTACAAATAATTGACATAAATAAATATTTAATCATTTAAGTGGCTCTCTTGTTACTAATACTATTGCGCCTTCCATTTCTAAGGCTTTTTTTACCATAGAGATATATTTGACTGCCTCAATTTTTTCATCATGCGTCATTCTAATAAATGACTTTTCGTCTAATTTTATTGTAATAAATGTATCATTATCAATAAGATTTATACCAAAATTTTTTGGCGGTGTAATAGAATGAAAAGCTCTACGCATTGTATCTGTATACATTATTTATACTCTTTTTTTGTCCAATAATTATTTTTATAAGATCTTTTTATTGTTGAATAAAATTTATCTAATTTAGAACTAGTATTTTTTTCTTCATATGGCTCAAATTTTCTTTCCCAATTTTCTCTTTTAATTGGAATAATTTGAACAATTGGAGTACCCTTTTCTATAATTCCATGAAAATCTTGTCTAATAAAAAATGGATAGTGAACCTGTAGATCCCATTTATCTACATCTACAATTCCAGTTACAGTTAAAAATGGCAGATCAAAACGATTAATTGGCTGAGTAAATAGAAGTGAATACCCTTCTGGAGAATTAAAAGAAAATTGATTATGCCATTTATATACTACACGGTGATATCCACTTGGCTCTGGCAGACCAATCCACTGCTGCTCTGAGTGGTCTGAAACAATAAGTCTATTTGTTCTATTAGCAATAAAAGGTGTCCCATTTGGTCTTTGTATAACCTCTATATCTGCTGTTAAATATGCAATATATCCAGATGTCATAGCATCAAAAAATGGAGTGCATCTTTTATAAGTTGAATTTGTAGCCCCTTGTGCTGTCAATGATAATTCTGAAAAGGTTTGAGGCGTTTTAATAGGAGATTGTCTATACCATTCTGGAATAAATTCAGATGCTGGCAAAATATTG